GGTAAAAAACATTATGTTAATGGTTTTGACAAATTATCAGATAGTAAACTAGAAGATGAAGGTTTTTTTGATGTAGAAACTCCAAGTATAGATTATACTGTTCAGGAGTTAGGCAAATTAAGTTTTAGCAAATCTAAAAATAAATTTGTTTATGCTGTAAAAAATAAAACTTGGTCAGAAAGTGCGTCAGATTTAAAAAGCAATAAAATATCACAAATTAAAAAATTTGCAAAAGATTTATTAAGTGATACGGACTGGTATATTACAAGACAAGCAGAGGGTGTAAAAGATGCACCTGCTGATATAATTGCAGCTAGAAAAAAAATAAGAGATGATATAGATGCTGAAATTACAGAAATAAACAAATTAAGTAAAAAAGCAGATATAGCTAAATTTCAAAGCAAGTTTCAATGAGTTTAAATAAAAAATTGCCTATTAGTGCTGTTAGTGCTGTTTCACCTCATTTTAACATTGTTACTTATACTGGTGATAGTCAAGATAACAGACAAATAACTGGAGTTGGTTTTCAGCCTGGTATGGTTTGGATTAAAAAAAGAAATGGTGCTAAACAATGGCAATTGTTTGATATTGCTAGAGGTGTTGACAGGGTTTTAGAATCGTCATCTAATGCTGCTCAAGCACCATTGCCTGCAAGTGGTGGCACAGCAGGAATTGTTCCATCTTTTGATAGTGATGGATTTACTGTAATGAACAATTCATTTGTAAATAATAGTGGTGATACGTATGTGGCTTTTTGTTGGAAATTACCTAATTCAACTTCTACAAATACAGCAGGAGATATAAACACAACTTTATCAACAAATGATGATTTAGGGTTAAGTGTGACAACTCATTTAGGGACAAGGAGTGGAGCTACTGCAACTATTGGACACGGATTGTCAGCAATTCCAGATTTTTGGATTTTAAAAAACTTAAATTCTACTACTAACTGGAGAACATTTTTAAGGTCAGCGCCTACAAATAAAGAAACAGGAGCTTTTAACACAGAAGAAGTTTTTTATAGTGAATACATTGATCCTACTTCAACTTTAGTTACAATGGCAGTATCTGTTGTTAATGGTCAATCAGGTAGTTCTCACAACCCCTCTAATTTAGGAATGATTATAATGAGAAATACTAATTTTATGCAGTTCGGAACATATGAGGGTTCTTCATCTTCGGTTACTGTTTCAGGATTACCATTTCAGCCAAGATTTATAATGACTAAAAATATTGACGAAGCTGCTTCAACTGATAACTGGTATATTCAAGATAGTGTGAGAGGTTTAGGGAAAATTCTTTATGCTAATGAAAGTGATCAAGAGTCTAGCGAAACAGTAAGAACAACATTTAATGATGATGGTTTTACAATAGCAACAGGAGATAATGCTTTAAATGAAAACGGACAAACTTTTATGTATTGGGTAATTAAATAAAATGAAACAATTAGCAGCTATTAATACAAGTGCATTGATTATAAGTTTTATACCGAGTTTAGAAGATGGATTGAGAATATTAGTATTAGTTGGCACTATAATTTATACAATTTTTAAAATAGCAAACGAGTATAACAAATTAAAATAATGTTTCAAGGTATTCATTTTAGACAAAACCAAATACAAGGAATTAGAATGAATAAAATAAAAGAGAGATTTATAAAAAAATTTAGACCAATTTCTAAAAATTATAATAAATGAAATTACCAAGCAACGGAGTAGCCAAAGAACTAAGATCATACGGCGGTTCACTTTTTATCTTTTTGTTTGTTATTGGTATTATTATAACTCTTTTACAATTTCCAGTTTTAGAATCTAACAAAGAGGTTGTAATGATGCTTATTGGAACAATCGCCGCATCAATTCCTATAATTATAAGCTCCATCACAGGAACTAAAAGCAACGATCTTGATGCCTTAAAAAATTCATTAGAAAAAAAAGAGGATCAAATAAAGCATTTAGTAAAAGCAAAAGATTCACTTGAAAAAATGGTTATTGATTTGCAAAGAGAAATGTTGCAAAATATGGATAACATGCTAGATAAAATAATATTAAAAGCTGCAATGGATTTTGACAAAAGAAATTACAAAAAATGTGGTTGCGGTGAAAACAAATGTAAATGTCAAGGAACTTAAAAATTTAATAAGATGGAAAAATTAATAGAATGGTTTAATAATTTAAATCTGAATCAAAAAATAAGTTTAATAACAGGAGTAGTTGTATTTCTCATTATAATATTTTCAATATAATGTTAAAGCATTTTAAATATGAAGAATTTAATTCACCTGATCTTAAAGGCAGTTTTATTAATATGGATAGTGATTTTTTGTCAATGCTTGACAATGCAAGAGGTGCAGCGAGAATCCCATTTAAAATTAATTCAGGATATAGAACTGCCGAACACAATAAAAAAGTTGGGGGAAAATCCAACAGCTCCCATTTGGTTGGAAAGGCAGTCGATATTGCTTGTAATTCTTCAAGAGAAAGATTTAAAATATTATCAGCATTGCAAGATGTCGGCTTTAACAGATTTGGAATTGGAGAAACCTTTATCCATGTCGATAATGATGAAAACAAATCTCCCTTTGTTATTTGGACTTACTAGCACAGCAGGAAATACTTTAAATTATGGCAAAGAAACCTTTTAATCAAACTAAAGTTGGAAAATTTTTACTTGAAAAGATCCCTAATGTAGTGGGCAGTCTTGCAGGCAATACTCCTGCAGGAAGTTTAATTAGAAGTTTGATTGGTGGTTCTGAAATGTCAGATGCTGACAAAGAAATTGCCTTAAAAAAACTAGATCAGGAAATTCATCAGTTTGAGGGCATTACAAAAAGATGGGTTGCTGATTCAAACAGCTCTAGTTGGCTTGCTCAAAATGTAAGGCCTTTGACATTAGCTTTTTTAACAGTAGCTTTTGTTATTGGATGGTATATGCAAATACAAGAATTAGAAATAGTAAAAGAATTATTGTGGGTTGTTTTTGCAGGCTATTTTGGCGGAAGAACATACGAGAAAGTTAAAGGAAAAAGTAATGGCTAGGCAAGCTGCATTTATACATAGAGAAAAAAAACAAACAAAAAGACCAAATGTTCATGCAAAATCAAAAACATCTAAGCTCAAAAACTCAAAACTCTATAAAAAAAAATATAATGGGCAAGGGCGATAATTATGAAACAGCGACAAATAAGACCAAGAATATCAGGTAAACTATTATCTGCATATTATAATCTAATTAAGGAAGAAAGAAGAATCCTTGTTATTGGTGATTTGCATGAACCGTTTACACATCCTGAATATTTAGACTTTTGTTTAACACAATATGAAAACTTTAACTGTAATCAAGTAATATTTATCGGTGATATTATAGATTCGCATGGATGGAGTTATCATGAGCACGATCCTGATGGCATGAGTGCAGGGGATGAATTAAGCCTTGCTATAAAAAAGGTAGCTAAGTGGTATCAAGCATTTCCAAATGCAGATGTCTGCATTGGAAACCATGACAGGCTAGCTTCGAGAAAAATGTTTACAGCAGGAGTTCCGCAGAAATGGATCAGAGGTTACAATGATGTATTAAATACTCCTAAATGGAACTGGGTTGAATCAGTTGAATATGATAATGTATTATACGAACATGGAGAGGGATCAAAGGCATTTATGAAAGCTAGAAATAATATGCTTAGTTCTGTTTGTGGACACCATCACACAGATTCAGGGGTTATGTGGTATGTTGGCAAAAAATTTAGAGTTTTTGGAATGCAGACAGCCTGTGGGATTGACATTAAAAGCTATAGTGTTGCTTATGCCAAAAACTTTAAAAGACAAGCTCTTGGATGTGGAATTGTTTTAGGAGGACATACTCCAATAAATCGAATGATGGACTTATAACTTTTAGCTAAACTGTCTCTAAAACTGTCTCTAAAAAAATAAACCCTTACTGATAGTAAAGGCTAAGAAAGATATTTGTAGCCCGTAGGGGGCTATAACTTATATATAAATTTTAGTTAAAAGCTTTTAAATACTGCAAATTTACTAGCTTTTTTTTATTATTTTTTTTGTTTTTTAAAATTTTTTCGTATATTTATTATTTTTATTTAGTTTTTAGTTAAAAAATCATAAAAAAAAATCACATTTAACTAACAACGATTTAATGTTAGATAAATGTTAAGTTACAAAAAATGAACGAGTTAGCAAATAAAAAATTCACAAAGAAATTAAAAAAGCAAATGAATAAAAATAATAACACAAATCTACAAATCAATTTACATAAAAGCAAATCAGCTTTAAATCCTCAATTAACTACAAAACGATTAGAGGGTATTTTATTTAACAAATCAAAAATTAACAATTCAAACACTTTTTGTATATGAAAAAGATAGATCATGCAATAGCATTAGAAAAATTAAAACAAGTTAATAATCTCATACCTGATATGAGTACAAGTGAAAAAAATAAAGATTCAGTTACAATTGAATATAAGGCCCAAATAATAGACTTAGAAAACTGGCAATTAGTTGTAACTGGTTCTGCTGAACAATGGGGCAGTTATAAATCAAAAAGAGATGGAATTACAGGTGAATATAATATAGCAATCTGTTTAGCTATTTCATTATATGATAATGATTCACAAGAAATTCCTCTAACAGCAAAACAACAATCAGAATTTAGAAAAGTAATACAAAAAAATTATAAAGATGCAACAGTTTAAAATAGACAAGACTATTGAAGTCAATTCCAAATTAGATCAATTATTAGAAAAAATAGATCAATTAATAAATAATAAATCAGAAGATGTAAAAGAAAAAAAATTATACAGCATACCAGAAGCTGCAAAACATCTTGATCTAACTGAATATGAAATTAAAAAAGGAATAAAAAATGGAACAATTAAATATAAAGTTTTTGCAAGTAATAAAAAGATTACTTCCGAAGAACTGGAAAGACTTAGTAAATAAAAAAATGAACACTAATAATATATCTGATTATAAAAAATTATTAGAAGATCAAAGAAAAGAATTGATGTGGAGAAAAAAATACCACACTAAGAATCTTAAAATTATTAAAGAGAAATTAAAAATAACAAAAGAAGAATTATTAATTATAAAACAATAACACAATGGCAAAAAGTAAAATTACAAAGGTAACAGGAAACGGATCATGGCAGGGAAGTCAAGGCACAATGTATTCGTTTGAATATCAGTTTGAGGATGGTACAGTTGGTATTGCAGATCATAAAACAAGTTCAGCTAAATATAATATAGATGAAATAGTTGATTATAATATTAAAAAACAAGATAAAATGGGAAACAATAAAATAAATTTTCCATCTCCTAATTCAAACGGATATACTCCTAATATAAACGGACAGAAAATGCAAACAAATTATAATGGCTATCCTAAAAAGGATAATGATATTAAAGAAAAAAACAGATCATTTGCTTTAAGCTATGCTAAAGACTTAGCTGTCGCTGATAAAATTTCAGTAGATAATATTTTAAAGAAAGCTGATGAATATAATAACTGGTTAAATACATAATATGAAACATACACAAACAGAAATAGAAATAATAAAACAAGGCCTTTGCTTGTGGAATATTCAATATCACATAAAAAGACTTACGGAGCAGTTTACTGATAAAAATGTTGATCCTGGAATCTTATTAAAAAATGGGTATTTAAAACATTTATTTAAAAAAACACTACATGATATGGCTGTTGATAAATGCAAAAAGGAAGTAGAAGAAAAAAAAGAATTAAAAGAAGTAGGTAAAGAATTTGATAAAAATTTTAATAAAAATTTAGACAACCTTATTTCAGGTAAAAAAGATAAAGATTTAAAGTTTTAGATTAATCAAAGGGGCAGGCTAACTGGACTTTAAACCTGCCCTATTAAAAATAAATAATCATGAAAAAACAAGGTAAAAATCACATGGAGCTTTTAAGCTATTATTTAGTAATAAAAGATGAAACTGGATTAGATATTAAAGCAAAGAAAAGAACTAGAAATATAATTGATCTAGTTAAAATTTTCTGCAAGTTTATAAAGACAAAATTTCCACATATTCCATTATCAGAAATAGGTTATTTCTTAAAAAGAGATCATGCTTCTATTTCACATGCAATAAATGGGTATGATGATTTACACTTAACAGATAAAGATTTTAAAGCTAAAGCAGAACATTTTAAAGAATTGTTTTATGCAATGGATTCTTTAAATCCCCCTGAAGAATATAAACAAAAATTAATTGACATTATTGAGGTTTCTCCAGAATCTGTCCGAAAAGATATTTACGAGCAATTAAAAGAACAAGAAGCAATTAAAAGGAACATAGAAAAGATAATCCATGATTAAAAAGAATTTACCCTATATAGATTTATACGTTGGAGATTGGATTAAAGACTGCAGTATTTTAAGTTGCGAAGCAGAGGGAGCATGGCTAAGAATTGTAATGAAATTACATTCAAAAGGAAAACAAAGTGCAATCAAAATTCCTTCAAAATCTCTACAAAACTTATGGAGTGTTAATGAGGATAAAATGAATCTTATTTTAAAAGAGTTGGAGTTTAACGAAATCTGCGACATCTCTTATCATACTGGATTTATAGAATTTACAAGTCGGAGATATTTAAAAGAAAATAAAATTTCCGAAATAAGAAGTAAAGCTCGTAAAAGTGGTTATGATAAGAAAAAAGATTCTACAAATGATCTACAAATAAAAAACAAAAATCTACAAAACACTGATAATGATAATGATATTGATATTGATAATGATATTGTAAATGATATTGATATTGAAATAATACCGACTTTTTTTGATTTTTGGAATTTGTACGATTATAAAATCGGAAAGGAAAAAACTAGAAAAGTTTGGAATAAAACACCTCAAAAAGAAAGAGAGTTGATAATGGTTCATGTTCCATTATATAAAAACTCAACATCAGATAAAAAATATCGTAAACATCCTGCCACATATTTAAATCAAAAATCCTGGTATGATGAAATAATAAATAATAATAAAAATGAAACAACAGTTAGCCAAGAGTATCAAAACGAAATCATTAGTAAACTACAATCTTGATAGTAAAGATTCATTAAAAATAACAACCATAAGACAGGCTGTTCTTTCTAAGTCTCCATCACTAACAACAATAATTAAAGAAAGTAGTATAACAAAAGCAGAGGGAATTATTGAAGCTCTGTTATTTCAACTAAACGAAAGAATTAAAATAAAAGAAAAATTATCTGAAAATGAAATGAGAAGATTAGCTGATTCAATTATTGGAAAATATTCAGGATTAAAAATATCAGATATAATTTATGTGTTTAATAAAATAGCTGATGGTGAGATTGATCTCTACGGATCATTAAGTCATAGAGATATTATGGGAGCTTTATATAAACACAAAGAAGAAAGATGGAAACACAAATAAATTATAATAAATAATTATGGAAACAATAGAAAATAGAAATAACACATACAAGCTAATAGCAGATAAACTTCCTAGTAAAAGGAAAGAAATCTATAAATTAATTTTGCAAGAATATCCTTGCTCTCCACAAGAAATAAAAGAAAAATATTCACATCTTAAAAGCATAAGCAGAAATGTTGCAATGCGATTTACAGAATTAAGAGAATCAGGATATATAGTTGAGCATGGAATTTATATTAACGATACTGGACATGCTTGTACTTCATATAGACCGACAACTAAATATGAAAAAATAGATATAGTTAATAGAAAATATCAAAGCCTAGTAGACAAAAAATCTGCTTTAGAGAGAGATTGGGTAAATGGTGGCAAACAGCTATCCTCAATACTTAAAGAAATAATAAAAAAAGAAATAAATAAAATAGATTTTCAAATTAAAAACTTAGAATTATGATACTAGAAGTAAAAGCAACAATTATAAGTATTTATGATAAACAAACAAGAGGAAACAATTTTGAGGTTACAGGAGTTATTTTAAAAATTGCAGATGGAAATTACTATGTAGAAGCTACAGGTCATTTATCATCTATCCCCTTAAATTTTCAGGCAGGAAATCCAGTTAAATGCAAATTGCAATGGTATTCTAATCAAGATAAAAGAGATTCTAATAAATACTGGAATAATATAAACATTTTAGAAATGCAACCTGATATGGAAAAACCAGTAGAAGTAGTACAAGAAAAATCATTTGATGATGATTTGCCTTTTTAATAATTTAAAACAAAACACAATGGAAACAAAAAATATATTTAAAGTTCAAAAAATGCTAAATGTTGGATCATTTTATTTAGACACTAAAGATTATGACCGATTTGAATTTTTTGAAGATAACAGAGAAGTAACAGATAATCATGTAAAAAAATTGGTAAAAAGTTTTCAAGAGTTTGGTCAATTAGTTCCTATTGTTTGTAAAGAAAATAATGTAGGAAAATTAAAAATTATAGATGGCCAGTTCAGATTTACAGCTGCAAAAAATTTAGGCATGCCAATTAAATATATGATAAATAATAATTTAAAAAATAATCATTTAACTGAAATAAACATAACACAAAAAAAATTTACCAACTTAGACTGGATAAAAAGATATAGTAAACAAAACTTAAAAGATTATAAATTATTATTATTTCAAATAGAAAATTATAAAAAAACTTTAGGTTTAAGCTCAATTATTGAGTTGTATCATGATACAAAAAACACAATTCCTATATCTTCAGGACTAAGAAAAGGTAAATATAAAATAGATTTAAAAAAAGGAACTGATCTTGTAAACATTATTCTAAAATCTTATGCTACAATTAATGACAAGAATTTTTTAAAAAGAACTTTTTGTAGAGCTATGCAAAATTTTTATATAAAAAATAAACAAGAATTTAATATTAAACAATTTTTAAAAAATTTATCTGTAAGAAAATTAAATGTTTACAATTTAACTTCTGATACAATGGAAGAAATTAAAAAAGTTTATAATTATAATTTAAAAAAAAATAGAATAGTCTAATCCACTTTACGGATTATTTAGTTTTTATCAAAGTTAGGTTTCCCCCCTTATTTAATATTAGTAAGGGGGTTTTTATTATGCTAATTAACAAATTGTCATGTTTATAACTAGATGTTCTATTTTATTGGATTTTTAAAATAATTTATTTTAGTTTGTATAGTCCAGTTAGTCATAATTAGTTATGGCTACAAAAAAAGTATTATTAAAAAAGACATTATCGCAGCTCAAGGCGATAGCAGTTACTCATTTCCATAAATTTATACGAAATAGAGATAAAGATAAACCCTGCATTTCTTGTGGGAAATACACAACTCTACAAGCAGGCCATTATCATTCAGCAGGTAAAAACCCAGTAGTTCGATTTAATGAAGATAATGTGCATGGCCAATGCTTATCCTGCAATTACTTTAAATCAGGTGATTTAATTAATTACACATATAATCTTATAGATAGAATTGGAAAAGAAAGATTTGATAAGCTCAAATTACAAGTTGATCTATCTAAACAAATACGTTTTAAGTGGGATAAATATTTCCTGCTAGAAATTATTGAAAAATATAGAACCCTAAACAGAAATGGATAAAAAAAAAGCAATGCAACTTATCTATGATAGATACGATTCTATAAAAGAAATTGTATATGTATTAGACATTAAATATTTCAAGCTTAAAGGAATGTTTTATAATGATATAACTCATGATTTACTTATAAAAATTCATGATGAAATAGATAAAATAGAAAATAAACCTCATTTAATTTTAAAATTTCTTGACCGAATTATCAATGGTCAAATGTATATAATATATAATAAGGCTAAACAAATGTATATCAACTTATTAAAAAAAGAGAATAAATATGTTCGTTTTGATATGCAAAAACTATCACAAAGAGAAAAACAAAAACTGATAGAGATGCCTAAAGTGTTTGAAAAAAAGGATAATGATATACAGGACAAAATAAATAAATATGTAAAAACATTTTACTGGTTTGATCAAAAATTATTTGATCTGTACAGATATGAATTTAGAATGCATAAAACCAATATGAGCAAAAAAACTAAAATTTCTTATTCGACTATTTACAGAACAGTCAAAAGATGTAAAGTAAAAATTAAAGATAAATTAAAAAGAGATTATTATGAGTAAAGGGCTAGGCTCAAAAATAGAAAAGATTACAAAAGCTACAGGAATAAAAGCTGTAGTAGATAAAGTTTCTGAAGTAACTGGAAAACCATGTGGCTGTAATGAACGTAAAAAAACATTAGATGAATTGTACCCCTCTAAAGGATATTTAAAGCCATCAGAATATGAATATGTAAAAGAATTTTTTGAAAGATATAACGGAAGCAAATTAGAAACATACGAGGAAAGAAATATGCTTTTAGCTATATACAATCGTACTAACATGAAAAACCAAAAACCCACAAGCTGCACAAGTTGTCTTAGAGGTATTGTAGAAAACCTTAGAAATAAATTAAAGGAATATGAAACAGCTTGAAAAAATAACAAAAATTAGAGTTCATCCTGATAATCCAAGACTAATAAAAGATGTAAAGTTCAAAAAACTGGTGCAATCTATTAAAGATTTTCCTGATATGTTAGAGAAAAGACCGCTTGTAGTAAATAAAGACTTAATCTGTTTAGGGGGAAACATGAGATTAAAAGCAGCAAGAGAAGCAGGACTCAAAGAAATATGGATAGATGTAGCCGATTGGTCAGAGGAAAAACAAAAGGAGTTTATAATAAAAGATAATTCAGGATTCGGAGAGTGGGATTGGGATATACTTGCTAATGAATGGGATGTAGATAAATTAAACGACTGGGGATTAGACTTGCCCCCTATGTTTGATGAAAAATTAGAAGCTGAAGAAGATGATTATACTGAGCCTGATGATTTGCAAGTGGATGTCGTTTTAGGCGATTTAATAGAAATAGGAGAACATAGATTATTATGTGGAGATAGTACAGATGTAATACAGATTGAAAAATTAATGGATGGACAGGAAGTTGATTTTGTTTTTACTGATCCGCCTTATGGAATGAATGCAGTTTTAAAAAGTGGAGTATTGAGTAAAAATTACAATTCTGATATATTAGGAGATAACGACACAAATGTAGCAAAAGATTCATTTAATTTAATTTATTCAATTTACCCAAATTCAATACATATTTGGTGGGGAGCTAATTATTACTCAAGTTGTTTGCCCGATTCTGAATGTTGGATTGTTTGGGATAAAAATAATGGTCAAAGTGATCAAACAGATTGTGAACTTGCTTGGTCAAATGCAAGAAGTGTTGTTAGAAAATTTACAAAAGCTTCTGAAAAAACAAATAGAGTTCATCCAACACAAAAACCAGTTGAATTGATAAATTGGTCAATAAAAAAATTTAAAAATAATTTTAAATTAGTAGCTGACTTTTTTTTAGGAAGTGGCTCAACAATGGTAGCAGCACATCAAATAAAACGTAAATGCTACGGAATGGAGCTTGATCCTAAATATTGTCAAGTAATAATAGATAGGATGCAAAAACTTGATCCTGATTTACAGATTAAAATTAATGGAAAATTATATGAAAAAACAGAATACGTTCTTTAAAAAAAGCTATTTAGTCAATAGCAAAACATTTGCAGTTTTATCTGTTTCTGCAAAAAATATTCTAAAAATACTATGAGAGATTGGGAAATAACAGCAAGTTTATATAAGGGGATTTTATTTGGATTCAGAATATACAAGTATAATGACTGTAAAGATTATGCTTTTTATTTTCCATTTATAAACATTGCTATAATAATATATAAGAAACAATGAAAATAATAGAACATATTACAGGAGCATGTGGTGAATATCATTTAAACATTTATAGTGTGTTTTTAATAACACTTTTACTGTATTTCACCGTAAAACAATTAATAAAAAATGCTAGGCAAAGAAAATGACATTATGTATTGGTTAAATATAGCTACATACATTTATAACAATGACAGAGATTTATTTTACAAGGCTAAAGAGTATGCAAATAATTCAGACAAAATAGATAATTCAAAAAAAGGTATTAAATAAATAATAAGAAAATAATGAGAAATAATGGCAAACAGAGAAGATAACTTAATTCCATTTAAAAAAGGTCATAACATGGGCAAAGGCAGACCAAAAGGTTCTTTAAACAGATCGACAATTGCAAAAAAATGGTTACAGACATCTAGTAAAATAATGAATCCAATAACAGGAGATGAAGAAACTTTAACACAAGAGGATATTGGAACTCTAGCTTTAATTAAAAAACTAAGGCAAGGAGATGTACAGGCCTATAAAGCATTATTTGATTCAGCATACGGACAACCTAAAGAAACTATTGATTTAAACCAAATAGCAGAACAACCTTTATTTAAAGATGTTTCAGAAAACGACAGCGATACAGAAGATACAGAAGCTAAAGAAAAGGAATAGAATTTGTCAAGGGGGTACAAGTGCTTCAAAGACATTTGGCATTCTTGCCTATCTGATAGACTATTTAGCTAAAAATGAAAAACTAGAATGTTCTATAGTTGCTCAAACATATCCACATTTAAAAAGAGGTGCATTAAGAGATTTTAAAAAAATAATGGAAATGACAGGCAGATGGTTTCCAAATAGATATAATAAATCATCTTCTACTTATCAATTTTTAAACGGATCAACAATAGAGTTTTTTTCAGCAGATCAGGAATCTAAATTAAGAGGTGCTAGAAGAAATATATTATTTATAAACGAAGCAAACACAATTCCTTATGATGCATTTATACAGTTAGCTGTAAGGACATCAGAATTTATATTTATAGACTTTAACCCCACACATGAATTTTGGGCTCATACAGAGCTTAAAAACGATCCTGATAGTGATTGGCTTATATTATCATACAAAGATAATGAAGCAGCTCCTAAGGCTGCTATAAATGAAATATTAAAGGCTAAACGAAAAGCAGATAAAGGAAATGAGTTTTGGTCTAATTGGTATGATGTTTACGGATTAGGAAAATTAGGAAAGTTATCAGGGGCAGTATTTCAAAACTGGGAGATAGGAGAATTTAAAGAAATATCAAAAAGTATATATGGCCAAGATTATGGAATGAATGATCCAACAACTTTAATACAAACATCTATTGATAGAGATAAAAAAATAATCTATGCAAAAGAGTGTTTTTATAAATCAAATCTTGTAACATCAGAAATAGAAAAATTAAATCAAAGGTTTGCTAAAGACAGTTTAATTATTGCAGATAGTGCAGAGCCAAGATTAATATTAGAACTATCTAAAACATCAAATATAAAACCATCAATAAAAGGACAAGGATCAGTAAACTTTGGAATTAGCATGATGCAAGACTATCAAATTATAATTGATCCAGATAGCCCAAATTTAATTAATGAGTTAAAAAATTATGTATGGCTAGAGAAAAAAAGCCAAACCCCTATTGATGCTTTTAATCATTGCATTGATGCACTTAGATATTCTGTTTCATATCAATTAGCAAATCCCTATGCAGGACAATACCATATAATGTAAAATGAATAAAAAAACAATTCAACTTTTTCAAAGTAAAAAAACAGATGATTGGCAAACACCAAAAGAATTGTTTAATTTATTAAATAAAGAATTTAATTTTGATTTTGATCCATGTCCGTTTCAATCAACATTTGATGGATTAAAATGTAATTGGGGAAGAAGAAATTTTGTTAATCCCCCTTATTCCAAAGTCAAAGAGTTTTTACAAAAAGCAGATTTAGAATTAAAAAATGGCAACGCAGAATTGTGTGTTTTTTTAGTGTTTTCAAATACAGACACAAAATGGTTTCATGATTATTGTTATAATAAAGCAGAATTAAGATTTTTAAAAGGAAGATTAAAGTTTTTAAATTCAAAAGGCAACATTCAAAACAGAGCAATGCGACCAAGCATGCTTGTTATATTTCAAAAAACTTAGACCGAAAAATGATATTCAATTGTATATATAATATAGACATCTTATGATAAAGCAAAAAATTAATGTCCCAAACAAACTCGCAGAGATAACTTTAGGTCAATATCAAAAGTTTAGTAAAATCTATACTAAAGATGTTGACCAAGACTTTCTTCAAAAAAAAATGGTAGAGATATTTTGTGGTATTCCTATTGCAGATGTAGATAAAATAAAATACAGTTCTATAAAAAAAGTAATAGAAGTAATTACAAATATGTTTAATGAAAAACCCAAGCTTCAAAAAATATTCAATTTAGGTGGTGTGGATTTTGGTTTTCATCCTCAATTATCAGAAATGACATTTGGGGAGTTTGTAGATGCTGATACTTTTTCAGGGGATTGGGAAACAATGGATAAGGCTATGAGTGTTTTATACAGGCCTGTAAAAGATACTTTTAATGATCGTTATTTAATTGAGGACTATAACGGAGAAACAAAAGAATTTATGAAGCAAATGCCCTTAGATGTGGCCTTTGGTGCAATTTTTTTTTGTCGAATTTAAGAAAAGAACTCATGCAAATTATCCTCAACTTTTCAGCGAAAGAAATGAAGAAACTTACGCCACATCAGCTTCGAGCTTTGCAGCAAAGTGGGGTTGGTACAGCTCAATGTATTCACTCGCTAGAGAAGATGTCTCAAGATTTGAACAAGTGGAAAAATTAGATATAAATACATGCTTAACATGGCTAGCATTTACTAAAGAAAAAAACGATTTAGAAAAACAACAGATAAAAAATGCAAGACAAAAATAATTTAGTGGATTCTCTTTACGAAAGAAAACTGTTAAATGATGATGAAGAAATTATCCTATCTGATGGTTTTGAAGAAGCTTTAATTGGTGTAAGTTCTAATGAACCTAAAGTTGCTATTTATGATTTTTGGAAAGCTCTTGATTGTATAATTAAAAAAAATCCACAATTAGAATTTAATGATGCTTTAGAATGGCTTGATGAGTTTACACAATTAAAAATTGAAAACAACGAAAATCTTACACCTGTTTTTGTAAAGACATTATGAACACATATTTTAAAGTTATAGATGATATTAAAACTGCATTAAGTGCAGAGCCATTTATTAATAAAGTGAGCCAAGGGGATATCTACGAAATAGACTTAAATAAAAAAACAATTTTCCCTTTAGCTCACATTATTATAGAAAGCATAGATATTCAAACAAATAGAATATCCTTATCAGTAAGTATTTTATTAATGGATATTGTAGATATATCTAAAGATTCTACAACAGATTTAATAAGAAAAAATAATAATGAATTAGATGCAATTAATAATATGTTAAATGTATCTGCTCGTTTACAAGCTCTCCTTGCAAGACACAATAATTATCATGCAGATTATGAATTAGATAGTTCATTTTCCTGCAGCCCATTTAAAGAAAGATTTGAAAATAACCTAGCAGGTATTACTGTAGATTTTACAATTAATATGGCTAATGATATGACTAAATGCTAAAAGAGATATTTAAAAATACAGAAGAAGCTATGATTAATTTTGGCAAGTATGTTGTTCAACAGTCAAGATCAAGATTATCTAAGTCAGGATCAAAAAAAGGAAAACTTTATAAGTCAATAGATTATGCTTTAGAAATAATGCCTAATAGTTTTTTACTAAGATTTCCATTTATGAAAGATATTGATTATGCAAAATTTATAGATCAGGGAGTTAAAGGAACAAAATCAAATTATTTACAAAATAGAAACACCCCTTTTAAATATAAAAACAAAATGCCCCCTGTAAAAGTATTTGATAAATGGAGTATAAAACAAGGTATTGCCCCAAGATCAAAACAGGGTAAATTTAAAAGCAGACAAAGTTTAAAATTTGCATTAGCAAAATCTATATATCAAAAAGGAATCCCTGCAAAGTTTTTTTTTACTAAGTCTTTTGATATGGGATATAAAAATTTACCTAATCAAGTAATAGAAGCTTTTGGATTAGATGTTAAAGAAAGATTTAAAGAATTTACAATAAAATGAGTACAAAGATTAATTCAAGATCACCCTATTTTTTAAGCTTTACAGAGCCAAGTCAAAGTTTAGGAACTTTTGCTTGTACAGGTAATAAATTTATGGCTAATCCTACAGGCTTTGAAGTAAATGCTTATGGAGTTATTAACGAGCCTGTACTACAAAATGGAACTATTGTCGGCAGCTCTGTAACAACATTTGCAGAAAACACAACATCCAGTACAATATCTAGGACAATAACATATACTATTGCAATTCCAAATGGATATGATAATTCAGGAACTATAACTTGTGATCTTACAGCAACACAACCTGTAAAAGCAGTTGCAACAGGTGGAGCTAACTGCCCTACTATATCTTCTGCAATTTCTAATATTACTGGATTAAATGGAACACAAACAATTAATTTATCAACTAAATTTGCAGCTGGAGCAGTTGCTATTAGCAATTATAATGTTAGAACAATACCAACAAATTCTGTAATTAGCACATCTATTTCAGGATCAACTTTAACAATAACTGGAACTGCTACTTGTCAAACAGCAACAGTATATGTAACAGCACAAAATGCAACAGATGCTTGCGAGGTTGTAGATGAATTTACAGTAGCCACAACTTGTGTAAAAGCATTACATTGTACAACAGATGATTCTTCAAATGTAGCTGTTGGTTATGCAGGGGCTAGTTTTAATTCTGATGGAACTTTTAATGGCGGTACTGCATCAATTACAGGAATACAACCATCAGCTTTTGTTTTTAATTTAACAAGTCATTCTGATTCTTACGGAGCAATATCAAGTGGAACTGCATTAGCACCAGTCATTCCTGCAAATACTACTGGCTCTGTAAGAAATGTATATATAAAAATATCATGGACAATACCATCAGGATTTACAAATAGTGGCACTTTAGATTGTACCTATACAATAGAACAGGCTAGTGCAACTTCGTTAAAATCTTTTACTTGTGATAATTTAACTAATGTTAGAATTTTACCCAACGGAACAGTTGATGTTCCTTTTGTAACTCAAGGGGGTACACATATAAGCACAACATTAACTAATCCAAGCTCAAGTAATTCAAATCGTTTTGATGCAAACAATACAACAAGTAATATAAACAGAACAGTAACATTTAATATTAGATTATCAGCAGGATTTACAGTTACAATTGATGGTGTAACTCATACTGAAGCAAGTACTGCAGGAAGTAATTTAGCACCATGTACACAAGTTATAGAACAACCCCCCATGCCTAGTTCTTTTTCATGTGGTACTAATAATTTTTTTATTACAAGAATTGGATTTAACAACCCAACAGATGTTTGTAATAATAATACTGCATGGACTTTTGGAGTTTCTATAGCTGCAGTTTCTACATTAAGTGCAAGTTTTGTATCAGGGCATTTAGGAGCATCAATTTGTGTAGGTGCTCAAAGATTTTCAGGCAACAATTTGTGGTATGGTGCAGATGTTGTTAGTGGCACACAGATAGGAAATACTGGAGCACCTTTTAAAATGGTACAAATAGACAATAACGGAAAGATAATTGCTCAAACAACAGCAACTTGTCAAACAAATATTTATACTCAAAACGCATATCCTAGCTATCCTTAATTATGGCATTACTTAGAGCAGATTTAAACATATATATTTATACTGGAACTCAAGGAAGTTTTACAGATGATGATTTAAGATATACTATTTCAAAAGAAAAGCTATCAAGTGATAGCAATATAGTTATTGAGATCGGTGAACTTGTAAAAGATTATATTGATGTAACTTTTAATAATGATTACACAAGCACAACTAAATGGGTTTCAATTACTACAACATTAATTGATAGTGATACAAATGAAGCCTTTGCTTCAGGGGGTACATTTACTAATCATTATTTAGCCTTTGAGGGGTTTGGATATTTTGAGGATGAAATAAACCCACAATTAAGCACAAATGCATTAATTACTACAAGCAATATTTATGTGCCTGATGATACAGCTTGTAAGATTCCAATACTTGCAGAGGGAGTTGGAAAATATGTTATTGGAAGCACAACAACCCAAGTTACAGATTCAGGAAACTCAAATCAAAAAATACAATATTTGACTGTTCCTGCAAATACAACAGATAATGTAGTTATCTATGCGACTGATGATTCTACAGTTGTAAAAACTATGGTTGTCAATAATGTTTGTGAGCCAAAATTTACACCTTATAAAATTACATTTATAAATAAATACGGAGCTTATCAGGATTTATATGTATTTAAAAAGACAACAGAAAAGTTTAATGTTAAAGATGAAACTTATAAAGTAAATACAGTAAATGAATCTAATATTACTTATAACACTTATGATGGTCAAAGACAGAGGTATAATACAAATGCTCAAACTACTCTGACTGTAAATACTGGTTATGTAAGCGAAGATTTTACAACAGCTATTGAAGAATTATTTTTAACCGAGAATGCTTGGATAAGGATAGACAGTAAGACACTACCTATAATTCCTAAAAGTAAATCTATGAGCATGAAAACAGTCTTAAACGACAAGTTAATAGATTATACAATAGACTTTGATTTTGCATTTAATAAAATAAATAATGTCAGATAATGCAAAGACAAAATTTACAATTATATGTAGAAGATCAACAGGTTGAATTACACGATAACGAAAGTGTAAAATTAAATCAGTCTATTCAAAATGTTAGAGATATAAAAAAAGTCTTTACAGATTTTACGCAAACATTTAATGTTCCTGCTTCTAAAACAAATAATAAAATATTTAAGCATTTCTATAATTTTAATATAGAGGGTTTTGATGCTCGGACTAAAAAAGAATCCGTACTTAATTTAAATTATAAACCTTTTAAAAAAGGCAAGATAAAATTTGAGGGGGTACAGATGAATAATAACAAACCTGTTAATTATCGTTTGACATTTTTTGGTGATACAATTACTTTAAAAGATTTAGTTGGTGAAGATAAATTAGATGCATTAGAAAATCTACAAAATTTACAGATAGAATATACAGCAAATAATATTTCCAGTTATATGGAAACACCACTTAATTTATTAAGAATGGGAGAAAGTTTTACTGATGCTGTTTTAGTTCCTCTAATTACACATACAGAAAGGTTGTATTACAAGAGTGGCGAAGATTCAGCAGGTACAGGAAATCTCCATGTTGGATCAAGTGTTAAGGGTGTAAAATATGAGCAGTTAAAACCTGCTTTAAGAGTGTATTATATCATTAGGGCCATAGAAGAACAATACGATATAAAATTTAGTACAGATTTTTTTAGCACAACAAACCCTACATTTTACAATTTATATATGTGGATGCATAGAAGAAAGGGAAATATTGTTGAGGATGCTGATAATGCTACTAAAGAATTAACGATTGATAATTTTAAAAATTTTGATTTTCAGGGGCATCATGAATTTAAACCACAAAGCAATTTAGGATTTAAAAACAGAATTTTTGGTGGTAGTGTACAAAGGAGATTTCACAATTTAGAAGTTACAACAGGAGTTTCTAGTAAATATAAATTAGTAATAAGAAAAAATGGTACTACTTTTTTTACTTCTGCTGAAATTACTGGCTCTGCTGATAGTGCGACATTTGGTTTAATTGGGATTGATAGTGGATTAGATTTATATACATTTCATTTTGAAACTAC